CCACCTTCTCTAGTTCCATAAGTAGTCTCTGCTCCTGTTGTGGAATTAACTCGGTAAGTTATAAAACCGTTTTTGGACCTGACTGGTCCAGTAAAACTTGAATTTGCCATAATTTAGTCTCCTAAATAAGTCTATAGTCTTGGCAAGTCTGCTAGGGCAGTCTATAAACATTAAAAAATCCCTAGAAAAAAATAAGGGGCGGAACTCGAAACCGCCCCCTAAATTATTATGATGAACCAGACGATCCGAAGATGCCTAGATAATCACTCACCCCGAAAGAATATCTTTCACGGGCTTTGTAACGCACGTTACCAGTGTCAAAATCACCGTCCATACTAGTCTCCAGAGGAGTTCTAGTAAAGTGTTTCAGACCGTTGGGAACGTCTGTTATTAGATACCAACTGTTAGTGTCAGTCAGGTAATGATTGACGGCATAACCGTCAGGAATCACACCCATGCTTCTAAGGGCATTGATGTCATTATCGGCTGTGCCGACTCTACCAGGGGTATCTAGCAGTCTTGTCGCTGCAAACATACTATTCGGTGGAATAATTAGTTTGCGTGGTTTTGCAGCTATCAAAAGACCTCTTTCATCAGTCCAACCCGCAATTTGGATCGTTGCATTTTCCAACGATGTTTCATTGAGGTCAGCCTGAGTTGAGAAAGTATTTGATACTGTTCCACCAGAGACTAGCGTGTGTGAGGTGTTAAATAATGTAACACCATCGCCTGTTTTAAAGGCTCCACCACTAAACCCATTGTTCAACGGATAAACTGCCTTCTGTTGCTTGGTATACGCCATCGCTCTAGCGAGTGCTTTGGTGTATCTTGCTGACACGGAATCGTAGAGGTTATCCTCCATCGCTTCTTCGGTCAACGCGAATCCCATCGCAATCGTTTCGTGGTTATACCTTGCTGTGAAGGACTCTTGTGCAGAGTCATAGCTTATTGCACCACCTTCAGCCTTGACTGGGGCTTGAGCAAATCCACTTAATTTTAAGTCTTCTTCGAAACTTCTATCTGAAGATTCGTTTTCATACATTAAAGCAGATTCGTCCTGATAACCGTCATATTCAAGTCCGAAAAGTGCATTCAACCCAGGCAAAAGTTCCTTCAACATCTGTGCTCTTGAAATAGCCATTTGTTATTCTCCTTATATACCTAGGGGGTCACGGTATTGATGGTTAGTGGTAACAGAAGCACCAGTGGCACCCAACGAATTGAAAGTTACGATGGTGTCCGTGTAAGAATCACCTACAGAACTGTCAGGACCATTAACAAAGTCAATGATTCTGAGTGGTAGGGTCTTAGTGGTAGCTGCTGTACTAGCATCTAACGCATTTTTACTGCGACCTAAAGTTGTTGAACCAGAGGTTTGTACTACTGCTGCATTGTTGCCAAGAGTCGTTTGCGCACAGGATGCGTCACCTTGCATTTGGAAAACAACATCAGGGTCCGTAATTACATACGCCATGATGTCATCTGCCGTTGAGCAATTGGTGCTCGCTGTCCACATTTGTGCAAACGTCTTTTGACCAGTCGAATTTGGTGTGTAAGAACAGCCGACAAATATTCCTACAGAAGTCAATGTAGTTGTACCTGCATCTTTCTGGATAGTTCCAGTAGACACAAGTTTTACAAAGTCTCCGTAGAAGATATTAACGGCATATGCATCGACAATCTTTATGTGCTGAACTTTTCCTGAAAAGGAACCGCTCGCACTCAGAGTACCGATAGCTCTTGCACCATAAGGGGCTGCTGAAGCTGCCATCCTATTCTCCTTGCTTTACGCTTTTGTACTAAACCAAAGCGATACTAATAATTAAAACTGCTCTTATTTATTAGAACCGCCACCAAATGTGACCTTAGTAGAACGCTCAGGATTTAACATGGGCATTCTGGGGTCACTTTCGTTCATTAAATTGCTTTCCACCCCGTCCATTTGTGCTTTTGCCATCGCAATATTGTAATCACGTTGTTTTTGCACAATTTCTTCGGGACATTTGCAAAGTAATAAACCTCCCACTTCGACATTACCTTCAAATAAAGAATCGTGATCTGACACGATCTTCAGTTCGGGATGGTCTTCCGCTTTCACGGGTTCCCATCCTTGCCTAAAACGCATGGACACATTAGTGTTATCCGACTGACCCAGACTAGTAGTCCTGATCCATCGGAACACATAACCGTCCTGCGGTTCTGGTTCGGGTAAAACGCCTTGTGGGACCCAAGTGTCAGAGGGGCGTTGTACGTCTTCCCTCTCTTTTGGTGATTCACGGGATGGGTCTTCCCCGCTTATCCTACGCTCTTCGTTTTCAGCCATTATGACATCTCCTTTATGAGTTGTTTGGCGTATTGCTCTGGTGTTAACCCAAGTCTCCTTGCGAGAGAAACCTGAGTGGCAGTAAGCTGCATTTTGCGAGGTTTGCCGCTATTGTTCCGTGTGGAAGGAGCGACTACTGTCGATGTGCTTTGATGGGTCGCAGTCTGCCGAGAGGTTTCCTCCCCATCAAATTTATTTGGAAATACTTGTCTCATACGAGTGTTTACCTTCTCGTAATATTCATCGGTCATTGGACTAACGCCTTCTTCAGTCACGAGTTTCTCGTGTACGCCATACGCAAAAGAAGTCATTTCTTTGTCCTGACCAAACCATGTATTTGTTTGCAACCAAGCCTGTGCTTTCGGGTCTGGTTGCGGAACTGCCTGTTGCTGTGGAGCAATAGGCTGTTGTTGAGGTTCAGTTGGCACAAATTGCTCTGTCTGCATCAAGTGAGACTGAGCTTGCATCATGCGTTTATTAGCTTGTGTTACGGCATCGGTATCACCTGCTTCATACGCCAACTTATAATCCTTTTCTGCCGAATCCAAATCTCCTTGTGCCTTGGACTTGGCTGTCTCAACAAAATCTTTTCTCCTTCAACTAAAACACCCTGAAGTTCTTGGTTTCGTTGAGCAACTTGCTGGGCATAACGAACACTTTCATCCCGCATTCGTTCTGCCGACTCCTTAGCTCGGCGTTCCTCATGGTAATCGTATTTGAGTTTATCAATACGTTTTTGTACCCTGCCGCTAACGTCCTCAAGCTCTTCCTCGTGGGCTTTAGCGTCTGGGTCTTTCTTTGTGACCTGATCCCCTTCGGGACGGTCATCGACCACTTCGATTTCAATATCGGATTTATCGGGACTCTCAATGGTGGTGGGTTCTGCGAACCCAAATTCATCGAGAGGTAAATCGACCTNTTCCTCTACTTTCTCTTCTGNGGTCTCTTGGTTAGCTTCTATATTCATACTTTGGCTATTCCTCTAGGATCATCGACAACCGCTTCCACGGTGTCGTCATTAATTAAACGGAACTCTTTCCCATGAATTTTAATTCTTGTTCCAGAATACGCTCGCATTAAGATAAAATNGCCCTCTTGACACCACGGTCCCGTAGGGAACCTGACAATATCTCGATAGGCTAATGGTCCTAGTTTCATAACAAAGCCAACCACGGTGGATAAGCCTTCTTCCTGCATCGCCTCCGTTGATTTGATAATACCGCCTTCGGTTTTATCTTCAACTTCGGGAATTGCAATCAGAAGTTTCCAACCGCACGGTTCGGGTAATTGTGAAGCGNTAGTAACCTCTTCCTCTACACCGTCTCCGTTGGTAGCTATTTCTGCTTCCATTTTCTCTCCTTTTGCAACGACTTCACGAGGGGTCGTAGTTCCCCCTGCGTCCTTACGGACGTTACGAATGCTCTATCTTCTCTTGAAGATCGAGCAACTCCCGTTCAGCAGTAGCGAGACCTTCGATGATCCCACACATTCGCTTATATTCGGGAAAGTCAACAGCACCTCCAGTGGAGATGTTGTCGGCTATTTCGTTCATTTTATTACGCAATACTTTGCGTAAGTAATCAAAACTGTTTTCATACGAGGCATCAGCCATCGTCTTCTTTCATTAATTCTTTTGCCACTTCTGCTCCTATTTTTGCTCCTTCGATGCGTTCTCGGCTGGAGATTTCCTCTCCTTCCATTTCCGCTTCCAAAGCCTGTTTCGCTGAACCCGCTCCGATCTTAGCTCCCGCTATACGTTCTTGAGCGTCAATTCTTTCAGCGTCTAATTCGTTGCGGTCTTTAGCTTTCTGCAAGTCAGCCTGTATTCTAGCCTGAGCCTCTAAAGCCTTACGCTGCACGTCTTGTTCCTTGATTGCCAATTCCTTTTGTTGCATCTGAACAACTGGGTCTTCCATACGTTCTTGGATTTGTTGCATCTGCATTTCGGCTTGGTCTTTGCCCAACAGTCTTTCGGCGGCGGCTGCGGTTAGGGCTGATAATTGTTTTTCCACATCTTCTGGAAGCGGGTCTCCAATCGGCGGTAACTCCACACCGAGTTGTTTTTCTATTTCTCGGCGGTATTGGAAAGCGATGTGTTCAGTAACGTGAGACGCAAACGCTCCCTGTAAGGCTTGAACATTCGGCGACTGGGATAACAGTTCCTGCATCTTCGGGTCTTCGGCGGCAGCCATGTGAACCTGTATGTGAGCTTCGTGATCCTGATACTCAAACGCCTGTATGGGCACATTGTTCAGTATGTTCATATTTTCGGTCACTGGGTCTAATGGCGGTATCTCATCGGTTGACGGTATCAGATCAGCCGCATCTCTAATGCCTAATACATCAAGCATTTGACGGTGTAATTCGGGCAGGTCATAAAGCTGTGGAGCCGTAGCAGAAAGCTGTAAAGCCGCTTGGTACTGCATAATTCGCTGGGACATGGTGGCAGCATTTGGATTGGAAACGGGCAACACATCAACCCTTTGGTCAAAGTCTTGGGCTACCAATGCCTCCTCTTCTGCGGTTTCATACGGATAGGCTTCTGGACCTTGATCCCTGATAATGTTAGTGAGAATGCGAAACTCCCTACGCATCGCTGCATGGAGTCTGGCTTGAATGGCAGACATGACCTTCATGCTGCGTTCCATAATCGCCAATGTGGTTCCCACAGGAGCCTCGTTGTTCATATCCGCAATCTTCATATCGGCTACGGAAGCAAACCTACGTCCTTCTTCTACGATGGTTTGAAGTAACTGATACAGAACCACGCTTGGTTCCTTGTACGGAAGGAAAGTGATATTGTCTTTAATAGCACCCCCTGGGACATCCACGTCTCTAAACTCACCAGGCATAATGGGGGAATCATCGCCCTTAATACGCAGTCCTCTTGACTTCAAACCACCAGGAAGGTTGGACAGAGTACCTGCATCAACCAATTGTCTGAGTAATGAGGTTGCTGACTTGGATAAACCACCGACTAGGTGGATTAAACCGAAGCCATAAAAGCCTAAACCTGGTAGATATTCGTAATGGACGAAGTGTTGTCTCGCCATTTTCTGTGTATCGTCCTGATACCAGTTACGATAGATGGACAATACCTTAGTTGAGCTTAAATCAATGGTAACAACATAGGGAAGTTCGATTCCCGTCTCGTTTCCTTCGCTATCGGTGTCTTCATAGCCGATTAAGTCCAAATTAACGTGCATTTCCAGCAACGTATAGCGTCTATCGAAGCTATAATCTGGACTATCTCCCGTTAATTGATCGTATTTGCGTCTAACTTCGTCAATATCGGGGGATGGGTCGGGTAATTCAATATCTCGGTAAAATCCTGCTACTTGTAGCTTCCTGATGTCGTTTTTAGTCTTCTTCATCACCTGAGTGACACGGGAAGCGGTCAATAAGTCACTGGCTCCGTAAGAAACCACTAAATCTTCGGCAGGCACAAAGATAGAACACGGTCTGCCCATGCTAATGTCGTAATATATCTTTCTGAATGCCGATCCTGCTAGGGGTAAGCTGAATAATAGCTTTTCGGTCTCGCTGCGGTACTCCACCATGCGTTCCGTCAGCATATAATTCATGTAATCCTGAACCCGAAACGCCTGTTCTTCCTTTTCGTCCGTAAGTTTCCCTAATATCTGCGTTTTTACAGGTCCTGCGGCGGGAAAAATCCGATATTGCCTGTGATTGGAAACGCACTACCGATTCTGTCAATAATGGGTGAAATACACCACAAGCTCCCGCCCAAGGCTCTGTTCGATCTTCAATTTTCAAGCCTAACTGGTCTAAACCCTTGCGATAAGTTTCTTCCCAGTCCTGTCTGGAGTCCTTGTCGCCTTGATATTGGGAGATCAACTCACTGCCTAAAGCCTCTAGGTCGCCTTCTTCCATCAATTCGACTAGATTGTCGTTAAAGCCACCTGCAAATTCATCTTTATCTTCGCCGTCCGTAAAGTCGATCAACATGCCGCCGTCTTCGGTTTCCACGCCAACCGCTTCGGGATTCAGAATGGAAATCTCCAGTTCTTCGTCCTTAATCTCACCATTGGTAGGCGGAATTTGCTTTTCTATTGCCATAAATTACTTCTTTGTTTTATCGACACGCCTCACGGGTACTTTTACTGTAGTCCAAGCCTCATCAACATCGGGAGTGGATTTATCATCTCCCTTGTAACGCCCTTTAATAGTGCGGGCACGAACCCG